CGTCGGCGTCGGTGGCGTAGGCGGCGGCGTCGGCGGCGTCGCGCGCTTGATCCAATTCCTCTCGGCTTGCGTCACCATTCGCAAAGCGCTCAACCACATCCAGCGCGGCGATGCTGCGCGGATCGGTCATCAGGTGTTGCACCTGGCGGGCGCACCATACTGCGTAAAGTCGCTTTTCCTTGTCGTAGCCCTTCACGGCCCGCAGGCACCACAGAGCGTCATCCAGACCGTTGCTGTCCAGAATCTGCACGATGGTGATCGGTGCGTTGTCGGCTTCGGTCTTACCCAGGTGCGCGAGCAGCTTGCGCCAGCCCGATGCGCATGGGCTCTTGGCACGGATCGCGTTAAGTGTGGTTTTCATGATTCAATTCTCCAGTGGTTGAGGGTTACAAAACTTCGATGCGCTCAAGCACCCAACCCGAGCATGACGCCGACAGCGGCACACAGGATCAGCGTGCCGGCGGCGCGCAGGAAATCGAGCACGCGGCTCGGCTGGGGCGCTGGTGTGTGCTCAGCAGTGCGAGCGGGTGCGCGCTCCATGGGCTGCAGGGACAGGTTCGCGTCGTGTTCGTTGCGCATCACACCACCTCCAGCGATGCGACGGCCTGCAGCTGGCGGGCCAGCATGAACAGGCGCGGATGCACGCCGCGGCGCTGGCAGTAGCGCCGGGCGGCGAACAGGCCCCACGAGTGGACGTGGCGCGCTGCGTGGACAGCGTGATAAGCAGGGGTGCAGATGGTCATGATTTACTCCAGTGGGTTTGCGTTGCTGACAGGTCAACTGTACCACAGTGTGTCACAGCAGTGCCTACCGTTCATCGCCCCAATGGGTTTGTTTATCGCGGCTTGCGTTTCATCGCCAGGTGCGGGTCAAGGCCCATGGCTCGAAGGTTCTTTGCCTCACTCACCACAGCGTCCCGGGCTTCGAGAGTGTCGTGCCATCCGAGCGAACAAACGCGCCCTTCGTACCAGATACTTGCCTTGTGTCGCAGGGGCACGGGTTCGCGCGCAGGCTTGTCAGGGTTCGACAGGTCCACTCGAATGATGCGCAGCATCGCCTTGGTGCGATCCATGAGATCGACAACCAGTGGTGCGTCAGGCTGTGATACATGCAGGCGCTCGACTGCAACTACGAGATCACGCAACACTTGTTGAGCGTCGCACGGAGTAGGTGATTCGGACATGATGTTTCCTTGTTAGGATTGATGGAGAGGTTAGTATATCACTGGTTCAGTGTGTCGTGTAGAATGCTGGGGACTGTGACAATGTGACTCGTGGAGCGGAGAGTCGATTTTAGGACCTATCGCATGAAGTAGTGTTTTAAAAGATGCCTCCGGTGCGGAGTCACATTGTCACGTTTCCCGCATCACTGACCCACTGTACCACCGAACCCTGGCCCACTGGGTCATTCATCCCATTGGACACACTGACCCACTGTATCCGCTCCAATGGGTACATGCTGACACACTGGGTCACTGATACGCTGGGTTAGGGGATCGATGGATCATCGCACCATGTAGCCTGGCACGCGGCTTGCTTGAGCCGTATGCGGTGGGCTCGGTGGTGCGGTGGGGCGCGGACCAGGGGGGGTAGGGCCCCCAGGGCCGGCGCTGCGCGGGTGGCAGGAGGTACCGAATCCCCGACGCAAAAATTCTGAAAATCAAAACCCAATGGACCATCGCCTCTGAGGTACAGTGACCCCCGGGCCGGCAAGCGGTTTAGCTCCGTGGGGTCAGTTTCCAAAGTGGCTGTAACCCCGCTCCTGCTTCATGGAACCGGCCCACCTCTCCCAACTCGCACCACCCGTGATACAGTGCGCCCGATGGACAAGCCCACCACTGAGCCCCAGGAAACACTGCCCACCTGGCTGATCCCCGATCGTGCGACCACCCTCGCGCTGAAGCGGGAGAACCTGATGACCTCGTATGAGAACGCACTCGACGGCATCCTGAACCGCATGGTCGAGCAGCACACCACGTTCGCCGATGCCGTGCGCGACGACCCCCGGGGCTTCGAGCCTGCGCACCTGCTCCAGTGGATCATGCGGGACGAGGGGCGCAAGATGCGCTACTACGAGGCGCAGGCCGCCACGGCTGAACTCGTGTTCGACGACACCCTGCGCATCGCCGACGCGGCCGACTCGTTCGAGGACGTGCAGCGCTCCACGCTCAAGGTGAACACGCGCAAGTGGTGGCTCGCCGTGGTCAACAGGAAGCGCTTCGGCGACACGAAGCAGATCGAGCAGAACGTCACCATCGACATCGGTGAGGCGATGGCCCAGGCGCAGCAGCGCGTGCTGTCGGCCCGTCGGGGTGACGTGATTGATGTGGAGTCCCGATGAGAACCACCGCCACCGGCCCGTCGAACAACGAGCAGGAGCTGATGACTCAAATCCTGTCGTTCAAGTACGACCCTCTGGGGTATGTCATGTTTGCATTCCCTTGGGGCGTGGAGGGCACACCGCTGGCCAAGGTGAAGGGTCCACGCTCCTGGCAGATCGGTGAGTTCGAGCGGCTGCGCGACCACCTGCTGCTCGACCTGGAGAAGCAGAAGGTGGGCTTGCCACCGTCCCCAGTGTACCTGGCGATCAGCTCGGGCCGGGGGATCGGCAAGAGCGCGTTCCTCGCGATGCTCGATATGTTCGTCGCGAGCTGCTGGATCGGGAGCACCACAATCGTGACGGCCAACACAGAGACGCAGTTGCGCTCGAGAACCATGGCCGAGCTCGGCAAGTGGCACACGATGGCGATCAACCGGCACTGGTTCGAGAAGTCCTCCATGTCGCTGCGCCCGGCCCGCTGGTTCGCCGACATCGTGGAGACGCAGCTCAAGATGGACACACAGTATTACTACGTGGACGCGCAATCGTGGTCCGAGGAAAACCCCGACGCCTTCGCCGGCGCCCACAGCCAGATCGGCATGATGGTGCAGTTCGATGAGGCCAGCGGTATCCCCGACCCCATCTGGCAGGTGACCGAGGGCTTCTTCACCGACCTGGCCCCGCTGCGCCTGTGGCTAGCGATCAGCAACCCGCGGCGCAACACCGGGCGGTTCTTCGAGTGCTTCCACAAGGACCGAAAGTTCTGGCAGACCAGGTACGTGGACTCACGCACCGTCGAGGGCGTGGACCGCGCCGTGTACGACCGCATCGCATCGAAGTACGGCGAGGATCACGACGTCACCCGCATCGAGGTCAAGGGTGAGTTTCCCCGCACCGGGTCGAATCAGTTCATCGGGCGCGAGGTGGCGCAGGATGCTGCGCTGCGCGAACTCGTGCCCGACGACGGCGCCCCGCTGCTCATGGGCATCGACGTGGCGCGCTTCGGCGACGACGAGTCCGTGATCCGCTGGAGGCGCGGGCGCGACGCGCGCTCGATGCGCCCCTCGCGCTTCCGTGGCCTGAGCACCATGGACCTGGCCAACGAGGCCGCGGGGCTCATCGAGCACCACAAGCCCGACGCCGTGTTCATCGACGGCGGCGGTGTCGGCGGTGGCGTGGTGGATCGGCTCAAGCAGCTCGGTTACCGCGTGGTCGAGGTGCAGTCGGGCGAGAAGGCCCGCGACGACGAGAAGTACCTGAACCGCAGGGCCGAGATGTGGGGCGAGATGCGCGACTGGCTCGTGTACGGCTGCATCGACGACGAGCCCGGCCTGATCGACGACCTGACCGGGCCCGAGTACGCGCTGGCCTTGAAGGGGCAGATCAAGCTCGAGACCAAGGACTCCATGAAGAAGCGGGGCCTGGCGTCCCCCGACGACGGTGACGCCCTGGCCCTGACCTTCAGCGAGCCAGTGGCACGGCTGGACTCCCACCTTATGCGCCATCGCGCGCGGCTCTCCGGGCAGGTGGCCGTGAGCGACTACGACATTTTTGCGGGCACCGTGTGATATATTCGCGACGAACCGACGGAGGTACCCAATGAGTTTCGGTAGCAAACCCAAGACCCCAGCGGCTCCCACTCCCACGCCCACGCCCACTGTCGCGACGCCTGCGGTTGAAGCTGCCGCCGACGCCGAGCGCCGTCGCCAGCGCACCGCGTCAGGGCGCGCGGCCACCATGCTCACGAGCCAGGAAAGCTACAGCGCACCCAATGTCGGCACCACCAAGCTGCTCGGGGGCTGACCGTGGGCAACAAACCCGATCCTCGACCCATGCCCCATCTCGGCGGCATGTCCGGCGACGCGCAGCAGAAGATGCGCCTGCTCCCCTCGTACCGCGACTACCAGCTCCAGAAGATGAGCGACGGTGGCAAGCCTGTTCCCCTCAAAGACTTCATCGGCGGCAAGCGCTGACAGGACACCTACCATGAGCGATCCGCAGGAACTGTGCCGGGTATTCGAGAACCTCAAGGGGTCGCGCGGCACATGGGAGTCCCATTGGGAAGAGATCGCCGAGCGCATCCTGCCCCGCCAGATGGGGTTCACCGGCCAGCGCACCGACGGTGAGAAACGCACGCAGAAGGTCTTCGACTCCAAGCCGATGATCGCGCTGGAGCGCTTCGCAGCGGTCATGGACTCCATGCTCACGCCGCGGCAGTCCCGGTGGCACAACCTGCGCACGACCGACGACAACCTGAACTCGGTGTTCGAGGTGCAGGACTGGTTCTACCGGGTCAACAACATCCTGTACGATGCCCGGTACAGCCCGCGCGCCAACTTCTCCGGGCAGAACTCGGAGCGCTGGACCTCCACCGGCGCGTTCGGCACGGGCGCCCTGTTCATCGACTTCGAACCCGGCATCGGCCTGCGCTACCGCTGCGTGAACCTGCGCGACCTGTTCCTGCTGGAGAACCACCAGGGTGCCATCGACACGGTGTACCGCCAGTTCAAGTTCACCGCGCGCCAGGCCGCGCAGCGCTGGGGCGAGAGTCGTCTGCCCGAGTCGATCCGCAAGTGCCTCGACAGCCCGAACCGTATCCACGACAAGCACGATTTCCTGCATGTCGTGTCCCCGCGCGCCGACTTCGATGGCACCCGGGCCGACGCCCGGGGCAAGCCGTTTGCTTCCTACTACATCGCGCTGCGCGAGAAGATGTTCGTGGCCGACCCCGGGGGCTACAACACCTTCCCCTACTCGATCAGCCGCTACGTCACCGCACCCGATGAGGTGTACGGGCGCGGCCCGGCGATGTGCGCGCTGCCCGACATCAAGATGCTCAACGAGATGGCCAAGACGGACATCCGCGCGGCGCACAAGCTCATCGACCCGCCCATCCTGCTCCACGACGACGGGGTGCTCGGTGGCGGGGCCAAGACCGTGAACATGCGACCCGGT